ATTATCAGGATAGTCATACCACATGTTTTCATAAAACGAGGTCAACCTAGCTTTTGGTGGCGTTACGCTCTAGGCTCGTACTAGCATAAATCATTTGTCACATCACATATGTTACATCACATAGTAAATTGGCTACTATGGTATCACAAGTCTCTTATTAGCGCATATATGCTAGTAAGAGAAAATGCCACATATTGATAATGAAATACTAATATGGAAGACCAAAAAAAGGAACTAATAACATCACTCGACGACAAATTGACTAAACGTCAATGGTCATTCTTACAATACATTACACAAGGTTTAAAGGTTACTGAGGCCTATAAGTTAGCAGGTTTCAAGGGTAAGAATCCTGACAGTGCTTACTTGTTGAACCATAGGTTAAAAGATAAGATTAAGCAAATACTCGAGTTTAATGGGTTTAATAGGAACAATTTTATGGTGGAGATGCAGGGTTTATTAAACCTCCCTCTTAGAGACGACCAAAAACAAGTAACCATAGACCAAAAGATCAAAGTCCTTCGTCTCTTCAAGGATGCATTACCAGAACAGAAAAGGGAACACGCATATACACAGTTCACCATAATCAATGGTCACGCTCCTTTATCACAACTTAAAGATGACAGTAATGTGGTGACAATTGAACCTGAGACACCTATAGAATAGATTGAACTGTTTAGACGGGGAGGGGTGAGGACAGGTAGGGTGTGAATTGGACAGCGTAGGCTATTAGCCCCAAAACAGATTTTACCCTCAAACCCCATAACTGGAAACAGGCGTATTCCTTATCAAATGACGCTGTTTGTCTCTGAATTTGATAAGGTGGAAATGATAAGAAAAAGGAGTTGCAGTGATTAGAAAAAAGCACCGTAAACCTAGCAATTTAAAACACGCAAAGGTTATAAAGAAATATGATTGCTACACTGTACTAGATTGGGAAGGTTACGAGACGGGGTGGTGGAAGACAGAAGAAAGTGCAAAAGAACACGCTGAAATTTTAAACAGTTTTTATAAAGAAGACACGAAGGACTAACAATTTATGCCCTTAAATATAGGTTCAAGCAATAAAACAGTTTCTAAGAATATTCGTAAATTATCGGGGGAGGGGTATCCCCAAAGACAAGCTATTGCTATTGCTCTAAGCAAGGCAGGAAAATCTAAATATAAACGTCCTAAGAAAATGAGCAAATAAACACTATTTAGCACTATGGAGCAGTGGCAGCTCGCTAGGCCCATAACCTAGAGGTCATTGGTTCGATTCCAATTAGTGCAACCATTTGTTCTATTACAAAAAGAGGTAATCAGAAGGCTTATGCCTACGTTAGTATTACATACTCATCAAAAAAAAGTAATAGAATCTAAAGCCAGGTTTATCGGATGTATAAGTGGTATTCGTGGCGGAAAAACAACCATAGGAGCTGTTTGGCTATTAAACCAAATTAACCTAGATAGAGAATCTGGAAAACTTGGAGACTATTTAATATGTGCTCCTACAAATAAAATTCTAGATCAATCTACATTACCTAAATTTAAGGAATTTTTTCCTTCAGATTGGGGTAAATGGAAAGAACAGAAGTCCTATTTTGAACTTAATTGGAATAGGCCAGGAACAGGTGAACCCTGTCGGATCTTTGTAAGATCAATGGATGAACCTAATTCCATTGAAGGTATGGATTGCTTAGCTGCATGGATGGATGAAGTTGGTCAGATGAAGGATCAATCTTGGACAAATGTTCAAGGTAGATTATCTGTTCAACAGGGAAGATGCATTTTAACTACTACTCCTTATGCCGTTAATTGGTTCTATAAGGAAGTCTTTAAAAAGAAAGATGATCCAGATTATGAAATTATAATGTGGTCTTCTGTAGATAATCCAGCATTTCCTAAAGAAGAGTTTGAAAGAGCAAAGAGATCGTTACCTAAAGCTATATTTGAAAGAAGATATTTAGGTAAGTTTACTAGACTGGAAGGTTTGGTATATCCAGAATTTGACGAAGAATTTCATTTAATAGAACCTTTTGATATTCCTGAAGAATGGCTCAGGTTCGGAGGAATGGACTTTGGTAGAAGCAATCCTAATGCTATTGTTTGTATAGCTAAAGATCCGAACGATAGTATTTTTTATGTTTACAAAGAATTCTATAGAAAAGAAACTTTGTTAAAAACAATGTCGGATTTTCTACATCACCAGAATTTATCTTATGTTTTAGCTGATACTCAATCAGCACAATTGATTGCAGAACTTCAACAGTTTTATGGAAATAAAAATGTAAAAGAAGCAGATAAAGCTATTGATGTTGGAATAGAAAGAATTAGGTCTTTATTTCAAGAGGGAAGAATTAAGATTTTTAGAGATAAGTGCAATAACCTTGTTTCAGAATTGCAGCAGTATCACTATGCTACACCTAATGCAGATAAAGTGCAGCAAGATAAACCAGTAGCAAAAGATAATCATGCTTGTGATGCTTTGAGATATGCTTTCTCTAGACCTTTACAAGGTCTTTATATGAATAAAATAAGAAAGCCTCATAAGAATATACGAAGAAAAATACTTATTAGTGATGACTATACAGGCTATTAATTTAGGATGGTAAATATGGCTTACGATGATGAAAATAAAATGGATGAGCAGGAAAATAAAATAGCTCAAGATCCATCAGAAAGTCCTATTCAGATTACAGCTAAAGATCCTTCTGAAATGATGGACAAACAGAAAAAGCTTGTTGATACTTATATTAAAAAGTTTAAAGCCTGGGAAACTTGGAGAAAACCTTTTGAGAATGTATGGGACGAAGTTTATCGTCTTTACATGAGCACTAAAGAACGTAGAAAGACTCCTACTCGTTCAAATATTACTGTTCCTATTGCTTTTCAAATTATTGAAGCTGCTGTTCCTAAAATAGTTAATACAATTTTTGCTTCACAAATAGAATTTTTTGAAGTTATACCTACTAATCCAGAAGATCAAGAATTTGCTGAAGTCATACAACTTCTTATTTCATATCAATTAGCCCAAGCAGATTTCTTTGTTAAATTCATGGATTTTGTTAAACAGTTATTGATGTATGGTACTTCTTATTTTAAAGTATACTGGAAGGTTAAACGTCAATGGGTATGGGAACGTAAGCCTATACGGGAAGATAATTTCAGTATACTCGGTTTCAAGATGGGATCTCGTATTACAGGATGGGAAGAAGAAAAGTCTTATAAAGTAATTGAAAAACGTCCTGAAATAGATGTTCTAGATATCCTTGATGTTTTTCCTGATCCAGAAGCTCGCAATGAAAAAGAAGGTCAGGGAATCTTTATTCGTTCTTGGATAAACATTAACGATCTAAAAGAAATGGGAAAAGGTCAGTTTCCTGTTTATGCAAATACGAATAGTCCAGAAATTGCTCCTGATAAATCAACATATTCAGCTAGTAGAAATTTAAGAATGACAGCCAGAGGAACAAGCGATCCTAATGTTGCTGATCCAGATCAGGTAGAGATTCTTGAATATTGGGGACAATGCGATCTTGATGAAGATGGAATTAAAGAAGAAGCTTATTTAGTTTTTGCTAATCGCCAAGTTTTATTAAAAGCTGAGCCAAATCCTTTTCATCATCAAAAACGTACAGTTATTCGTACAGTAATGTTTCCAGTACCTATGGAATGGTATGGTATTGGTTTGATTGAACCTGTAATTTCTAACATACACGAACTCTGGACTCTCCGTAGACAAAGAATTGATAATATTAATATGATTATTAATAGGATGTGGAAAATCAATTCTATTGCAGATGTTGATTTAGATACACTTGTTTCTGTTCCTAATGGAATTATTATTACAGATGATATGAAAGCTGTAGAAGCTCTTGAAACACCTAATGTTACATCAGATGCTTATAATGAAGCTGCTATTGTTCAGTCAGATATTGAAAATGCTACAGCACCTAAATCAGTTCAAGGAACTCCAGAATCAGGTAGACTTGGAAGGACAGCTAGAGGTGCTCAGCTTATTATAACTCAAGCATTAGAGAAATTTGGTACAGCAATTAAATTAATTGAAGAAATGGCTATTAAACGTACTCTTAGAATGTTTCATCAATTGAATCTTCAGTTTATAGATGATGATGATGTTCTTAGAGATCCAGGAATGTATGGTCATTTATTCCAAGAACAGGTTACTCCTGAAATGATTAGAGCTGAAGTTAAATTTAATATGGTTGGGATTAGTGATATGGTTAATAAGGAAGGAAAGATTAATCAAATTATCTCCTTTATGGGAGTATTTGGTAAAGTCTTAGCTCCTGATTCTATATCTGATCTTGCAAAGACAGTTTGGAAATTACAAGACATGGACCCTAGAAAGATTAATTTGCAAGGGATGCAAGCTGCTATTATGCCAGGAAATGTTGTAGACGAACAAGTTACTCAATCTGTATTAGGACAAACTCAAAATCAAGGAGCACAGACTCCTCAAGCAGTACCGCCAGTACAAGTCTAAGGAGACTATAAATGAACGATTTAACCGATAAACAAGTTGAATCATTAAAACAAACTGCTGTAGAAGGAAGTCAAGTAAGGGATCTGTGTAAACATCCTGGATTTAAACTATATTTAAGTAACCTAGAAGACATTATATCTGATAAGAAGAATATATGGCTTAGAGGAAATGAAGAAGATGCTCGAAATGCCAGATTAGAAGCAAAAGGTATACAAAGAGCAATTGATGAATTAAAGAAATTTATTCTGTCTGGAGATAATGCAAACATTATTCTTC